TGCCAATCTTCCCAACAGCAGGCGGCGCAGCACCAGGAGCGCTAACTGATACTTGGACGATGACTGTCGTTGGAACACCATCAGAGAGCTTTAGTTAAGAGATCGGAGCATCGGGAGCTATGAAATTATCAATTACAATTGAATACAACGGTGGCGAAGTTGCCACCTATGTCGCTCAACCGCCAGAGTGGGCCAAGTGGGAAAAGACCACAGGCCACACAATCACAAAGGCGCAAGACAACATAGGAATCTGGGACTTAATGTTCTTGGCATATAACGCTCATAAGCGCGAAAGTGCTGGAAAGCCAGTTAAGTCCTTTGATGTATGGATGGAAACTGTTGCCGATGTAAGGACTGGCAACGATGACCCAAAAGCCATCAGCCCGACAGCATAAGGCGGCTACTCGTAACAGTTGCCATTAAGACTGGTATCCCGATGCAATATTGGGATGATTGGGACGATGTAGCAACAGCAGTCGAGCTGATAAAGGAGAGAGATAGCAATGGCTGAAGAAGTCTCAGCATTTGATAGGACTGAACTCCGTCAAGTGTATAAAGCCTTCTCGTTGCTAGGCGATGAAGCCAAAGCCGAGGCTCGCCAGACTTCTAACAATCTTGCCACTTATCTTCAGCAACAAATAGCTGCCAAAGCTTCTACTCGCGTTAAAGGGCAACAAGCCATTAACAGAATCGTAAGCGGATCTAAAGTATCTAAGACCAGCACTACTGGCGAAATTAAGTATGGCTTTGCTGGTCAAAGATTTAGCGGTGGGGCTAATACTCAAATGCTTTGGGCTGGCTTTGAATTTGGTTCAAATAAGTTTAAGCAATTTCCTGCTTACTCTGGCAGACAAGGACGCGGCTCTCGCGGATGGTTTATTTATCCAACTCTACGCCAAGAGCAGAAGAATATTGTGGCACAATGGACCAGAGCATTTAATAAGATTTTAGATAAGTGGGGCATAAGTGGCATCTGATTCCAGAGCATTAACGCTCAAGCTTCTAGCCGATACAGCCGATTTCCAAAAGAAATTACAAAATGGATCTAAAGATATTGATTCCATTGGAGAGCGAGCCGCTGAATTTGGCAAGAAGGCAGCTTTAGCTTTCGCCGCTGCTGGCGCAGCAATTGGCGCATTTGCAGTTAGCGCAGTTAAGGCGGCAGCCGAGGATGAGGCAGCTCAACTTAAATTAGCCGAGACTATACGCAGCACTACTAAAGCAACAGATGATCAAATAAAGGGCGTTGAAACATACATAACAAAAACTTCTATAGCTGCTGGTATTACCGATGACCAATTGCGTCCAGCTTTTAGCAGATTAGTCCGCTCAACTAATGATGTGGAAGATGCTCAGAAGTTACTAAATTTAGCACTAGATTTAAGTGCAGCAACAGGCAAGCCATTAGAGGCAGTAAGTAATGCGCTCGCTCGCGCCTATGACGGCAATACAACCGCTCTGGGCAAATTGGGTCTTGGCATCAGCGCAGCTGATCTTTCATCTCAAGATTTTGATACCACATTTAATCAGCTAACAAAAACCTTTGGTAATTTTTCTGAAAATGAAGCCCAGAGCACACAAAAGCAAATGGAACGCGTCAAGATTGCTCTTGATGAAGCTAAAGAATCTATCGGTGCAGCCTTGCTTCCAACAGTCCAAGAATTAACTACTTGGATATTACAAAACTTTATTCCAGCTCTTGAAGCATTTATTTCAGGCTTAACTGGGACTGATGGATTAAATGAAGGATTGACTGCATCACAAAAAACAGCAGTTGAGTGGGGCAAGAAAATTCGAGGATTCATACAAACAGTCATTGAACTTAAAGATGAATTAATAGCGCTTGGAGTAATCTTAGGCTCCATTTTCCTAGCAGCGAAAGTAGTTGCTGGCATACAGGCCTTGGCTGCAGCAATAGGACTCTTAACAACAGCCTTTGCAGCGCAAAGAACTGCAGCTGCAGGAGCAGCAGTAGCTACCGCTTACGCGACTGGCGGTGTTTCGGTATTAGCTGCCACAGCAGCTTTAGCCGCGATAGGTGGCGCAGCTTTCCTATATGGAAAATTGAAAGATGCTGGGGATGAGGTTAGAGCGCAAAAAACAGGAGCATTAGGCAATTTCGCAATGAGTGTTGATTCTTCCACAGATCGATCTGGCGTTACTCAATCTTCAGATAAAGGCGGCGGCGTATCTACTGGTGGCATTGCTACTGGTGGGGGAACTGTGATTGGGTCATTGCCCGCTTTTCCATCTGGATTAAATCCAACTGGCAGAGCGATACCTTCAACCTTTGATGTAGCAGCTGCTAGAAGAGGCGAAGAGCGCGGCAATGTGATTATTAATGTAAATGCCCCATCGGTGATTGATGAAGAAGGCTTTAGCCGAGCAGTTGCTTTAGCTCTAAATAATAGTAATCGTAGAACTGGTGGCGGTGGTTCAAGTCTGATTACGCAGGATGTCCAATGACCGCTTGGAGTCCAGTCTATCGAGTTAAAGTCAATGGCTCTACAGTTACTAGCGCAACCCTCAGCGGACTTACTATTACTTCAGGCCGCGATGATATTTACTCCCAGCCGCTTGCTGGCTATTGCAGTCTAACCTTAATTGAAACTGCCGAGGCATCAGTTTCTTATGAGATTAATGATGCAGTTACTATTGAGGTGCAAGATTCAACTGCCACTTATGTAAATCTCTTTGGCGGTTTCATAACTGATCTAGGTATTACAGTCCAGACCTCTGGCTCAACTGCTACTAGCCAAAGAATTCAGATAACTGCTGTAGGAGCCTTAGCTAGACTTAATCGCGCTGTCTATGTGGGCAACTTTGCTCATCAATTTGATGGGGATCGCATTGAAGAGTTATTAAGCGGAGTTCTTTTCAATCAATGGAATGAAGTCCCAGCAGCTTTAACTTGGGCAACCTACGATGCAACTACTCAATGGCAGGATGCAGAAAATAGCGGATTGGGTGAAATAGATACCCCAGGAGATTATGAACTTCACTCTGAGAATAACTTGGACGATACAGTTTATAACCTTGCTTCTCGCTTCGCCACTAGCGGACTTGGTTATCTTTATGAAGATTCTGAAGGTCAAATCGGTTATGCAGATTCAACGCATAGATCGCAATACCTAGCAACTAATGGCTATGTTGATTTAGATGGCAATCATTCAATAGGCCCTGGACTTTCAATTATTAAACGAGCTGGCGATGTAAGAAATTCAATAACTATTAGCTATGGCACTGCAGGTGCAGAAGTTACCGATGAAGATGCAGCGTCAATATCTGACTATGGACTTCTTGCCTCTGCTATATCGACCACACTTCGCAATCAAATAGATGCTGAAGCTCAAGCAGCCTTCTATCTACTTATCCGCGCCTATCCTCAATTTGCCTTAAGACAGATAACCTTCCCTATAGCCAGCGCTGAAATCGACAATTCAGACCGAGATAACCTTCTTGGCGTATTTATGGGCCAGCCTCTTAATATCATCAACCTGCCAGCCAATATGGTAGGCGGTGAATTCCAAGGATTTGTCGAAGGATGGACTTGGACTGCAAGCCTTAATCAGCTCAACTTAACTCTAAATGTTTCGCCTATCGCTTTCAGCCTTCAGGCGTTCAGATGGAACTCAGTCCCAGCGACTGAGACTTGGAATACAATCAGCCCTACTTTGGACTGGCTCAACGCTACAATAGTTGCCTAAGGAGAATAAATGCCAACAACAAGTAATTTCGGATGGACAACCCCAGCTGATACAGATTTAGTCAAGGATGGCGCAGCCGCCATTAGAACCCTTGGCAGCTCGATAGATACTTCATTAGTTGATCTTAAAGGTGGGACAACTGGACAAGTATTGGCTAAAGCTTCAAATACAGATTTAGATTTTACCTTTGTCGATGGCGGCGATATTACAGCAGTTGTTGCTGGGACTGGTATGTCGGGCGGTGGCACTACGGGGTCAGTTACTTTAACTAATACAGTCGCAACTGCATTTGATGCAGCTGGCGATTTAGTTTATGGAACTGGCGCAGATACATTTACTAAATTAAGCTTAGGAACAGCAGGACAAGTATTAAAAGTAAATTCAGGCGCAACTGCTCCTGAGTGGGGCGCAGCCAGTTCAGCATTTGGCTCATTTACTTTATTGGCTAATGGAACTTCATTAACAGGCTCAGCAAGCACAACCATAAATGTTTCTACTAAAGAAACTTACATAATCCTATTAAAAAATTTAAGCGCATCTGCAAGCGCACAATTCCAA